CTAAGACTTTTTTCCATCTTCGTTGTGGAACATATCGGGCCGGTCGGGAGCACGGTCGGGAATTTTCGTTCCCGTTTCGAGCTTCCGAATGGCCGATTCTGCTAGCGCAGGGTCCCGGTGAAGGTAGTGAGCATCGAGGATTGAGCGCACGTCCCGGAGTGTGTGTCCGGTGATCGTTGCGATCTCTGCCTCAGTGCATTGCGCGAGCGCCAGCCGCGTAACGGCCGTCCCCCGCAAATCGTTGAAGGTCAGCCCCAAAACCCCCGCAGCTCGGCAAGCCTTTCGCCACGACGCTCGGAATCCATCCGGGCTCCATTCCTCTCCGAACGAGTTGAGCAATATGCGCCCTTCTCTCTGGCGGATCATGTCGAGCCGTGATTTCAGCGGGCCACCGACAGGGATTGTCACGCGCGCGCCTGTTTTGGACTGCCGAAGCCGGATCCGCGCGCCGTCATACTGCTGCCAGACCAGCGCCAGCAGATCGCCTTGTCGCTGTCCGGTCCAGAGCGCCATGATCAGCGGCAAATGCAGGTGAGACGGCGCAACCGTGAGAAAAGCCTCCTCATCCGCGACAGACCACACTTTGTCAGCCCGCGTGCCGCGATAGAGCCGCCCACCCTTTTCACAAGGATTTGCCGCCACCAGCCCTCGGCCGTTCGCCCACGAGAGAACACGCGCAAGAACCTGCCATGTGTAATCGGCCTGCCGCCTCGAGCGTTTTCCAAGCGTGTCGCGCCAGGCGAGAAACACGCCCCGCGTGCGACGGTCAGCAAGTGCGGCAATCGGGAAATCGCCGAACTCAGCCTCGATTTCCCTGATCTTGCGGACATAATCCCGGCGGGTCCGTTCTGCCAGATCGTCCCATTCGGAACTCGCCTGAAAGCCGTTGAGAACGGTTTGCAGGGTGCCGGACTTCGGCTCGACTTTACGGGCCACCGCTTCATTGTAAGCGCCGATGAACTCGGGATCGCCCGGCTTGCCCGGCAGACGAGGCCCACCCTTCCAGGCGTACCAGTAGGTGCGCGAGGTGCCATCCGCCAGCCGCTTGGTGCGTGAGTTAATACCCTTAAGCCGGACGCGCATTCTTCTTCTCCAGCCACAGGTCCAGATCGTTTTGCGGCTCCTGCGCACCGGTAGCCGCTACCAGCACAATTCGGCCCGTCGCCGGATCGATCTCGACACGCCCCAATTCCATTCCCGCGGCTCGCGCACCCTTTACAGCTCGCAAAACGTCAGCCTGTTTGAAGGGAATAGACCGGGCCATCACATCACCCCTTCTTTCCACTCAAAAAGCGGTCCACGTCGCGTTTGTCGAACCGGAGCGCAGAGGTCGCGCCGCCGGGTTTCACGCCGCACAGCTTGCCTTCCTTCACCCATCGGCGGACGGTTTTCGGGTCGCAACCGGCCCGTTTAGCGACTTCCTTTGTGACGAGGAGGCGATCAGTCACGGCTTGCCACCGTCAAAGGGTGCTGGGGACACTTTTTCATACAGCTCATGGAAAGAAGGATTGTCAGTGCCACCGACCTTGTGCATCCCGACCATGACTTCGTTAACGACGCGAGGAATGAATAGGCTGATACCAAGAGGCGTTTTTGTCTCAGTTCCCCGGAGAACGTTGGCCAGGTCTTCGTCGCGAGTGCAAAAAACCCATTTGAGAGCGTCGGTTTCCCGGTCCTCGACAAGGACGGCCGTGACGCCAGCCATTAGCCGATATGTATCCTCCCACACCCTCTCGAACTCCGGGAGAAGATCCATCGCGGCTTTGATCGCCACCTTGGGTGATAAGCCCGCGCGGGACATGATGGCCACCGTTCGTGCGACCATGACCTCCGGGCCGGTGTAGTAGTTCCAGGACTTGTCCGCGGTCGTGCGTGGGAACAGCCCGTTCCGCTTCCTCCAGGTATTAAAGGTGACCGTGGGGACGCGCGCGATTGCGATCGTGTCAGGCTGCGAGAAGAGGAGATTTGGCTTTGTGCTCATAATCATTCAATTGCATGATTCCAGAAATGATGCAACTGCAGTATTCAATCCGCCTCGGTCTTTTTGTTCATCTGCAAAATCGACTGCAGCAAAGCGTCAACGTCCTTGCGTGGTAACGAGTCCTCGCTGCGCATCACCTGATAAAGCGCCTTCGCCTTCGCCCGCAGGCCGGCGAAGTCGGCGACCGGCCATTTGCAGATGCGGCTCACCGCGCCGCGACGAACGTTATTTTTGTGATGGAAGTCGTTGATTTCGCTCTTGGTCGGCGCTCGCCCGAGAACATCGGGGTGGATTGCGTTCGCCGCTTCTTCCACCTTGCGTTTCGCCAGCTCATACTGATTGACGGCTGCGCTGATATGGTCTGCGAATCTCTGCATTTTTGTCTCCATCTTGAGCAGCAATCACGCCCACAGCCGCACCGATTGGCGCAACAAAAATACTTTTTCAGGCTGTGGGTTGTGTGGATTGCGAGGCGTTCCGGCACTGAAGCGCCAGAGTTTCCTTTAGATGTCTGCTCTGCCGCCGGGGCTGCGGCAGCCGGGACTCGCCCGCTCATCATCAATGGCGGGCTGATTTTGCTCTACGGTCGCAAGAACCGGTCCCATCAATTCCCAGGCAATTTCGAGGCAGGAAGCTACCGCCCCTGCGGATCTGGCATCCAGCTTTTCTTCAGAACGGCATAGCGCAGCGCACACATCGATAAGCGATGCTGCATCATAGCCGCACTGAATAACGTCGCGCGCGCTTATTTGGTCGGAGGGCAGGAAACGGTTTCTTTCGGTGAAATTGGGCATGGCGTGGTCTCTCGGTCGAACCAGCTTTCTACGGCCGGCGGCATGACGCATCGCGCCATGCCTAGATCCGGGATCGGCCCGGAGCCGGGGGGTAGAAACCTGCCGAGAGACAGGCCGAACGATTTTAAGCTTTCGCTCTGGACATGGCGTTCGCCCCCGGCCATATTGGTCGGGTCGCGCGACCGCCAAGTCGCACGTTCAATTTCACCGCAGCCGATCGACGCCAATCGATCCGGCAACCTCGCCAAAGGTGCGGTATATCTCGGTCCGGGTTTCTACGCCCACGGATACGTTCAACTGATTTGCCCGAAAAATCAACACTCCCCTTTGGGGGGGGGGTCGGCTTATGCTTGTTCTGTCGTCTTCCTATTGCTATGCAAAGGCGAGATTTAATACGATATCCCAAATCAGAAATGGTAAATAAAAGAGCTGCGGTGCATTTATGGCGGATTTTTCATGGACATGTTCATATTGCGATAGAGATCAAGTCGCCAGCAACAACAACACCCATGAGATTTCCAATATGGTTTACATCGGAGACTCAGAACTTGGAAAATTTTCTGTAACTAATCTTGCGATAAGGTGCCTAAATCCAAATTGTAATATGGTTACCCTGTCCGCGTCGTTGAATATAGCTGAAAGAGCCTATAATTCTAACCAGCTTATAGTCAAAGATCTTCTTTATAGATGGGATCTTTTGCCGGAAAGTAAAGCTAAACGTCAGCCTGAATACATTCCTTTAGCCTTAAGGGAAGATTATGTAGAGGCTTGTAAAATCCGTGACTTAAGTCCGAAAGCTGCAGCCACACTTGCTCGCCGCTGCCTCCAAGGCATGATCAGAGATTTTTGCGATATTCGGAAAAGAACTCTGTTCGATGAGATCAAAAAACTTCGGGAGAAAATTGACGAAGGAAATGCGCCAAAGGGTGTTTCCGCTGAAACCATGGATGCAATTGATGCTGTGAAAGCTATCGGCAATATCGGAGCACACATGGAGAAGGAAATTGACCTTATCGTCGAGGTTGATCCCGGGGAAGCTCAGTCTCTAATCGAACTAATTGAGATGCTTTTTGACGAATGGTACATCGCTCGGCATGAGCGACAGGAACGGCTTACACGTATTAAGTCGATCGCAGCAGAAAAAGCCGAAACCTTGGAAAAGCTGAAAGCAGAGCGAAGCACCGTTGCAAAAGAGGCTGATGACACAAAGCAAGGCGATGATAGTTAGTCACTACAAAGCCGCGATCAGCTGGTCCAGCCGCTCGGGCGTTAACTCATCTGGTCGCATATTAATCGGCCGCGTGAACAGATAATCGAAAACACGCGCTGACACTTTCACGGGTATCATCGTTCCCCGTCGCATGCGGCTCTCTAGGGTCTGGCAAGCCGTGCTGCAGAAAATCGCCCGCTCATCTTTGGCCCTGAAGCTGTCGCCGCAGGTGCGGCACTCCCGTTCAAGTGAGGGTTCCGTCTTGGCCTTATGAACCGCATAGCAGTGGTGGGAACAGAACTTGGCGGGATCCTTCTCTCCATTGTGAAGAAACGCCTTTCCACACTCTTCGCAAGACCGAGGCGTTTTCCGGGATTGATTTACCAAACGAAGCGCCTGCACACGTGCGCGATTCTCTCTAGCAAGTCCTTCGTAGCTCCGCCGTGTGATAGCCATCTTGGCACAATGGGCCGAGCAGAACCGGGTCGCACTGTCGCCTCCCAGCTCGCCGCCGCACCAGGAGCAGTTCTCCCTAGGCGTGGTGTACTCTCGTTGACCTTGCTCCCAGCTGGGCCGGACGGCGGCATTCTTCTTCAATGCCTCTTGGACAATTGCAAAGGCGTCAGCGTCGGCCTCAGCCCAAGCGTGGCCATCAAGGCATAATCCCGCACGCAGGCCGTGATAACACGCCGCCTCGTGTTCGAACGGCGTCAGGTCGAAATCCGCGAGAACCTTCGCAGTCTCCGTGACAACATGGCTGCGCTTGTTGCCTTTCAATATCGGCTTAAGGCGCGACGTTCGTGTTTCGCCATAGCGAAAGGCTGTCCATTCGCTGTAATAACGCGTTGAGACGGATTTCGGCCGGCAGCGGCCTCTACGGCGTACCCGGGACATCAACCAAACACCGCATCAAACAACTCGGGGGTAATGGCGGAACCGCTTGTTTGCGACCTGCTTGCCCCGCCTCCGGTGCCGGCTTTCTCGCACCACGCACGGTCCATGGCGCGTATGATGCGAACCTGATGGGGCTCTAGAGGCGTGCGCGTCAGGGCAACATAGGCATCTATCTCGGTATAGCTGATCGGCTCGGGAAGGCCTCCGGCATGCCATCGGCGCGTTTCGTGGAGCTCGCGCCATATCCGTACATACTCTTGGGCGAAATCCGGCGGTGGCCCGCCTGCTTTGATCAAGTTAGCAAGCCGTTCACTCAGCAAAACCATCAGAACGCCTCCACAGCTTGGAAACTGACACGCGCCAGACCTGGCACCCCGGGGCAACTGAAGCTTTGCGAAATTATCGCCATTCGGCAACGCGGGCGGAAAAGCACGGCTGTCGCTGCGGTGCTAAAAACGGATGATACCCATGGGTGAACAGGCAACTCCATCGTGCCATCGGGGTCGGCTACGCTTTTGGTCGAGATTTCGAAATAACCGAACCGCTCACCTTCCGTGAGCCCAACACGGTCCCCCGGAAGCAGGATAAAGCCGGCCGGCACACCCGACACGCTAATCAGTCCCGGCGTTCCGAGGTCCTCTACGGTAGCCGTCCCGTCCCAAGTCCCGTCACGGATCGCGGGCACGCCATTCGGGTAGCCGAGTGGCTGATGACGAGTGATGTCCCACCCCAAGAATTTTTTCAGCCCACCGTGGAGGGAGTTATACCAAGCCTGCCATTCGGCGCGTTCCACGAGATTGAGCGGAACTGTGGCAAAACTTGCACTCCACAGTGAATCCCTGATCTTTGTCACCATGGGTGGGTGGCCGTTCCCTTGCGGGTACTGAACCGTTCCGGGATCCAGTTCGAAGGTGCATTCCGTGTCTGTATCGTACGGCATTTCGCGCGGGTATATGATGCTCATAGCCCCCTCCTGCTTTCTGCGTTTTGGAGCGTATCGCCGCGGAGAGTGAACATCAGCGCATCCACCTCGCGTACTTCGGATTTTTAATCACCCCCGCCACTCGTCCGGGGAGTTGCTTTTCATCGACCTTCGACTGTCGTGAAACCGCCTCGCTCGCCACCTCTTGGGACACACTTTTGACGAACGGGGTCAGATTGCCGGAGCCGTCCACGTCGACGCCTACGGTGACATGAACATTCACGGCTCCGCCCCCTGACTTCGTATGGTCTATGACAGTTTCGTTTGGGTGGAGAAGCGCAGGGAAACCTCCCTTGCCATCAACTCCACCCGCTCTTGATCCGCTGCCGGTCTGGCCGCCCCCCGCGAATGACGGAAGTCCTAGAAAGCCGCCCAGCGTCGTGTTGGGCACGAACGAACGGGAGTTACCCAAAATGCCGCCGGCCAGCCCTCCGCCACCGACTAGCCCGGCAAGCGGGCCCTGTCCCAATAGTGTCGCCTGAAACACCGCTTCGATTAGTTTATTAATAAGGTTGTCGAGTGCTCGGTTGCCGGTCTCGATCGCTGGAACCATGTCCATGAACGCGTCGTAAGCTGCATCTCCGAAGAAGTCCGCAGCTTCTCGCGCCTGCCGTGCCGCCTCCTGGTTCTGAAACAACGCCTCGTTTAGATCGATTATCTTCTGGCGTTCGTCTTCTGTTGCAGTCGCTCCGGCTCTCCTGCTTGCTTCCAGGGCACGTTTTTCGGCGTCAGTGCCATGAGACACCGCTATTTCTTCCTCAAGCTCTCTGATCAACTTCTGGACTGCCTCACGCTCTCGGTCGGCCTTCTCGGCTGCCCTGTCGCGCGGCGGGTTTTTGAAACTCGACGGATCGGGTGGGGTCCAGGTGTCGTTCCCGCTTCTTGTCATTGGTTTGATGCGGCCATTCAGAATTTCCGTGATCGCTGCATCTTCGGCAGTGAGCTTCTCCAGTTCCTTCCGATACTGACCGATGGCCCGGGTACGCGCTCGCTCTGTCATCGCGCCGTTGTTCTGAACCTCGAGTATCTTGTTCTCCAGCTCCAGCCGGCGCAGACCAATCTCGGCTTGGCTGGCTTCAAGGGTGCTGGATCTCTGATTTTGAAAGTCGCGGAAACCGTCAATGAATTCGGCGAGGCTATCGGCGGCCGAGACGATCGCTGATTTGAGGGCGACGCCGACGGTGCTGGCGATCGCATTAAAACGACGATCCACCTCCGCCGCCTTTTCGATCAGTTCATCATTCATGACGATACCAAGATCGTTAGCGGCTTTGATCGTGTCACGGATGCCAGCTTCACCCCGTTCGATCAGCTGAACAAACTTCTCGCCACCCGTACCGCCGAATATCTCGTCAGCAATACGAATCTGCGCCGCCTTGTCGAATTTCTGCAGCTTCCCAATGATCTCGGAGAACAGCTCCGAGGGCTCCTTCAGCTTCTCTTTTAGCGTCTCGGCGTCATAGCCGAGCCGCTGGAAGGCCTCGGCGCTGGAGCCCTTGCCGGTGAGGATGAACTCGTCGGCGCGGAGGTTCATCTCCTTTATGCCGTCGGTCAGGGCGTCGACCTCAATCCGGTTCTGTCGCGCGACGAAGGCCAGCTCCTGAAAGCTTTTCACGTCGATCCCGGCGATGCGCGCCGCGTCCCCCACTTCCGCAACGCCACGCGCCACGTCGTTGACCTGCCGTATGATGCCGGCAATCCCGCCGGCTGCCACACCCGCAATAAGCCCCGTCGCCATCGTCTTGCCGAAGCTTCCGATCTGGGTGGCAGTGCCGGCGAGCGCCCGGTTGATGCTGCTGGTCGACCGGATCATGTCGCGTTCCATATCGCGCGTGGCAGAGCGGCTGCCGCGGCGCATCCGGTCATAGGAACGCGTTCCGGTCCGTTCGGCCTTGGCCATGTTCTTCTCGAATTCGCGTATCCGCGCTTCGAGCATGACCACCAGTTGTTCGCTTTCACCAGCCATGTCTCACCTCACATGAACGCATGTTCGTCGGACCATGCGTCCGAATCGTAAACCGAAATTCCCATGTCCCCGGCCGCCGCACGCGCCACCGCCATCGCTGCCGCTACCGCGCCGTCGATCCGGTCGCGGGACTTGCCCTTGTGGAAGCTCTTGTTCCCGGCCTTGTCGGTCTCGACGGCGATGTTTTGGAAGTTCCAGCGCAGCACCGGGTGCCCGCCATGGCGAAGCTGCCGCCCGAGAATGGCGCGCTCCAGTTCCTTCACCGCCGGCGCCATGGTGACCCAGCCCTGTCGGAACTCGACGACGGGCAAGCCATCCTCCGCGAGGTTTGCCATCATGTTGCGCCCCATGTGCGGGTCGAAGGCGATTTCCCGGACTTCGAACCGGGCGCAGGCTTCGCGGATGCAATCCTCGACGGCGTGATAATCGACCACGTTGCCAGGCGTCGGTGTGATGAATCCGTCTTCGGCCCAGGTCGGGTAAGGCACTTGGTCGCAGTCCGCCTTGCCCTGGAGGTTGTCGGCCGGACAGAAGAACCAGGGATAGACCACATACTCGCTGCCTACCCGGAAACACGCTACAACGACGGTCAGGTCGTTGACCGACGACAGGTCGACGCCCAGCCAGCACGGTTCGTCTTCGAAGTCGACGAGATCGACCTCGCCGCCCCCCTCGTCATAGACCTGCATCTCGACGAAGGGATCGGAGGAGTGATCGAGCCACACGTTGAGGTGAAGCTGTCGGAAGGCCTCGCGATCGGCGGGCTTCTCCCGCGCCTCACGTGCGAGCTGGCGAAGCCCTTCAATGTCGGGATAGCCATAAGCAAGGCCGGGGTTCACACGATGCCACACGGCCTCGTCGGTCCAGTCCTCGTCTTGCCGGGCCTCGAAGAGGATCGGCAGGACGCTCGGATCGTCGACCTCGCCGCGCGCCACCTTTCGCGCGTAGTCAATGAGATCGGCCGCGACGTTCTCTTGTCCGCGCCCGGCCGTGGTGATGACCATCATCAGGCTGCCAGGCACTTTCACCAGGCCGGTGCGGATCACGTCATAGAGTTCACGCTTTTTCCATGCGTGGAGTTCGTCGACCAGGGCGAACACCGGCGTGCGCCCGTGCTGCGTTCCGGCATCCGCCGAGATCGCCTCGAGGAAGGCGCGCGACCTGCCGTCCGTGAAGCGGTTCTTCGAATCCAGCAAGTGCATGCGCTTTTCGATCCGGGCGTCGGCGCGGATGATCCCCATCGCCTCGTCGTAACCGATGCGTGCCTGTTTGCGGTCGCTCGCCGCGAAGATGCTTTCGCCGCCCGGCACCTTCTCCGGACCGATCGTATGAAGGAGACCGAGCGCCGCGCCGAGCGAGGTCTTGCGGTTGCCGCGCGGCAAAAGCATGACCACCGTCTTGACGATCCGCCGCCCGTCCTCGCCGCAGGGGCCATAGATCCGCCTCACGATGCGTTCCTGCCACGGGTCCAGCTGGAAAGCCTTGCCGGGTAGCCGGCTTTTCGGGTGACGCAGCAGGCGGAGGAATTGTACCGCCCGTTCACCTCGTCCGAACGGATCGGAAATCGGCGTGTCGTCAAAAATCCAGTCAGTCGAGGAGGTCGCCGAAATAGTCGTCATCGTCCCCCTCCTGCGGTTTCATACCCTTGCGCGCTTGTGCCGACGGCGTCAGACCCAGTTCCGCACCGAGGCGGCTGATGATCATTTCCGAGCGGCCCAACAGCGCGGCGGCCGGGTTTTGCTTCAGGGCTCCATCAGCGCCCGTGACGAGCACCCCGTGCAGGTCAAGCGCCTCTTGCGCTAGGCGACGGTTGCGCTGTGCCATGACATAGGTGTCGATACTTCCGCGCATCGCCTCGGTCAGCAGCTTGCGGCGGAGAAGATCGTCGGCCACAGCATGCCATTCTGCCGCCATGTCGTCGGCAATGCAGGCGCTGACGGGAGGCACTTCGGTAAGCGCGCCCTCGATCTCGACTGCCTCCGCTTTCCGGCCGCGCGTGCTCATTTCTCCGTGACCTCCTCGACGGTCAGCAGCAGCTCGCGGCGACGACCGTGTTCGGTGATCTTCACGATGTCGAAAGCGCGACCGGATTCGGTCAGCCGATCGGCAACGGTCAGGTCGGAGACATAGCGGATGCGATAGACTTGCCGCGCCTCGGCTTCCGCGCCACCCGCCCGCACAAATTCGTCGGTTCCGATCTCGACGAGTTCTGCGCGCATCGACGCCAGGTCGGTCCAGGTCTGTGCAGCGGTCCCAAAATCGTTCACGGAATCGGTGCTGCGCTGGAGGATGATTTTGCGATCGAGCTTGCCGGCGCGCATAGTCAGCCCCTCTTTGCCAGCACTTGGACGGACAGGATCCCGTGCGAAAGTTCCCCGCCCGCGTCGCGTAGGTGCCGCGCGCTCGCAAGGAATACGTCGCCGCAATGCCAGTCTTCGCCGAGATCGATCCGCGCCTTGGTCCCGCCGGCTGCGAGCACCAGCGCCACCGCACCAGAAATGCGTTTTGCAGTTTCGGTGCTTTGTTCCCGCACCCAAATATGAATATCGGCGAAAACCCGCACCTTGCGGCGGGCGATATCCGTGTCGCTCCAGTCGGCGAGCGCTTCGCCGAGCACGATGACAGGCGATGGGTTCGGCCGTTGGTGGCGGTCTAGAATGCTGTCGGCCGGCACTAGGTCGGTTACGTCCGCCGAGGCGATCAGCAGGCCCCGGAGGCCGGTCTGCACGGCTGTCTCGATCCCGGTCATGACTTGCCCCAATTGTCCTTGAGCGCCTTGCGGATGGCCCGCTTGATGCGGTTCTCATTCCGCTTGCGCGTCAGCCTGTAAGCCGGCCAGAAAAATGGATGCGGTGGGACAATAGAACCGCCGAAGCCGTTGCCGTGGCCGTACTCGACAAGATGAGCATAGCGCACATCCTCATTTCCAACTGTCACCGCCACGGTGTTCTCCGGGATCGCAGTCGCGCCACCAGGCTGCGAATAGGGTGGCGTCGAACGACCCGGTCCCGTGACTTCAATCGACCGTATCAGGTCGCCGCTTTCCTCCGGTGCGAGGTTGCGCATGACACCTGCCAGTTCCTCGCCGGATTTCAGGAGCGCCGGCTGCACCGCCTTGCGCACCTCCTGCGGGATCGCCCGCATCCGCGTCTGAAACCGTGCAAGCCCGCCGTCGTCAGCCACCGAAAGAATACTCCCGCCATTCCGCAAGGATCTCGCGGACGCCGAAGGGAATGGCGTTTGCAGATACGCCGACCACGCTCGCCTCGCGGTTTTCGTACCAATGTGCCGCAAGCTGCAGCACGGCTTGGCGAATGTCGTCGGGAAGCGTTTCCGCGTCCCATTCCACCGAGGCAAAGCGATAGCCGAGCAGCCGCTCGACGTGGCTTTCGGCGGCCTTAAGCTGGCCGCTGATCAGCGCATCATCATCATCTTCGAGGATGTTGAGATGCGCTTTCGCTTCGTCGATGGTGACGAGCGTGGCCATTAAGCACCTGCGGCAGCGACGCGCACGACGTTGGAATCGACTTCCAGCGTCACAGCAAGCTTCATTACGGAATTGGCTTCGTCATACTGCTCCCGGGCGGACATCACGAGCGCGACGAAGTACCTTTCCGACGGCGTGCCCCCCGAGGGCGCGTCGTTGAAAGTGACTTTGATCGCATAGCTTTCCTTCGCCTTTTCCGCAGCGATGAACGCGAGCTGACCGGCGTCGGCATAGTCGATGTCAAACATCAACTCCATCGAACCGGCATTTCGCGTACCTTTTGCCTTGCGAGTCCGGTTCCGTGAAATTTGCTCGGAAGTGATAAGTTCCGAGGTGTCGCCGACGCCCCCGAGGTTCGTCAAACCTCCACCTTCGACCCATGTTTCCCCGGAAAAATCAGAAGACGTGAAATCGGTACCAGTGAAAGCCTTTGCGCCGCCGATGTGGACAGTGGATCCGGCCGTTACGAATAAACCGCTCATTTCGGTTTCCTTTCGTGTGACTGCTTCCAGCCGGAATGACAGGGCTGGCAGAGTGATTGAAAATTGGTGCGGTCGAGCCGCCGGTGCGGCGCTTCCCGAACAGGGACGATATGGTCGACGAGATCGGCCGGCTTTCCGCAGCGACGGCAGGAGGGATAGACGGCGAGATATTCGCGTCGGGCCTTTTCCCACTCTCGATCGTAACCGCGCATGCGAGCCGAAGGCCGCTTCGAGTCGGCCTTGGCTTTGCGCTCCCGGGTCCGCTTCGCCACGATGGCGCATTGCTCGCCGTCCGCATGGACGCGACCGCAATATCCACAGACCCGGGGTGCGCGTGTCGGCATCGTCAGGCGACCGGCGCTTCGGCCGGGTGGCCCTTGACGATCACGACGCCGGCGGTGATTGAGGTGCCGCCGTTCTTCGTGATCACCGTGCGGATGTACCGCTTGTTTCCGATGTAGCCCTGTTTGTAGACGCTGGACGCCTCGAGGGTGGCCGGCAGCTCGCCGACGAGGTGAGCGGCATCCACGTCGGCAAAGTCGCCGCTGGTCGTGGTGTCGCTCTCCTGCAGCTTGACGGTGAAGTCACCAGCCGAAACGATGGCCCCGGTGTTGATCACAACGGCGGCGCTGTTGAAGCCGAGAAGGTCGATAGGGTCGCTCGTGTCTCCGGCGGACAGGACCGCAGGCGTCACGGCCTGCACGACTCCGATGTTGGGTGCGATATCGCGCATGGTCGCCTCCTTAGGACGTTGCGGTTTTCAGCTTGCGGAACCGGGCAGCCTGCAGCACGCGGCCGCCGACGCGGCGGGTTGCGTGAATGCGGGTCAGGCCCTTGGTTGCGAGCAAATACGGGTTGACGAGGATGGACATCGCCAGACGATCGACGATCCGGTACGCCGAGAAGTCGCCATAGATGATCGGGAACGCGCCATCGCCGATATCCGGCATGTCGACCATTTCAACCACCGGACGACCGAGGACCGTTTCCGGCTGACCGGCCTGAAAGCTGGGCTGCCAGAGGTAGTTCCCCTGTCCATCCTTCAGTTTGCGAACCGCACCGAGCGTGGTGCCGTTCATCCCCCATGTGCCGCGGTTCCGGTACATCGCCGGCATCGCATACATCAGGTCGATGAGCTTGTCGGCGTTGAGGTTGGTGGCGTGGCCGTTGACCGTGTGCGCGATATCGGCGTTGGTCATGAACCCCTCGGGCTCCTTCACGCCCGAACCATTCACGAAGGCGGAGCCCTCTTTCTTGCCGAAGTCCTCGGCGAGCGCGAGGCGCACCTCCGTCTCGGCTGTGCCACCGCTGTCCGCCAGCAGCTCGTTCGAAATATCGACGAAGGTCATCAGCTTCCGGGCCGGAACCTCCAGCTGTCCGAAAGTGACTGTCGATTCCTCGGCTTCCTCGGCTTCGCCCTCCCATTGCGCGTTGGTGATGCCGGTGCGCTTGGGATACTTGACCGACGGCGATGCGATGTTGCGGACGGATGCGACCGAGCGGACCGGCGAATATTCGACCAGATCCTTGATGAACTCGGTCGACATCTCGGCCGGTGCCAGGTAACCGCCCTGCTCGTCATTGGAGACGGTCAGCGCCTTCAGTTCATCCGGTCCGGCGGCATCGCCACGGCGCAGGTAGGTGGCGAAGGACTTGCGCTCCTCGGTCGGCTCGGTCGGCTTGTCGCCGCCGGGGCGGTTTGCTTTCGTCTCCAGTTCGGCGAGACGGTCCTGAAGCTTCTTTAGCTCCTTGTCGTCGGCAGCGGTGCCGCCCTTTTCCTCAAGCTTGTTCAGGCGGTCACCGATGGCCTTCTGAAAATCCTCGATCGACTTGGTGACGATGGAAATCGGATCGTCTTCCTCGCCCTTGAATTCGACTGCGGCAGGTGCCGCCAGATTGGTGAGGGCGGCAACCGCCGCCAGGTTCTTCACGTGTCGCATAGTTACCTCGCTGCGATGTGGGCCGTCGCCCGGTTAAGAGCATCGACGAGCCGAAGCGCGTCGATGGCGGATTTGGCGGAAGTGACCTTCGCGCCCGGATGCAAGGGAATGGTGACGAGCGAAACTTCGAAGAGCTCCAACTCTTTGATAATGCGGCCGCCGCCGGCGCGCGCGCTGGCCTTGCGGGTCATGAACCCGATCGACAAACCGCGCACCGCGCCGGAGCCGACGAGCGCCTTGACTTCACGGGCGCGGGCAACGTCATCGACCAGCAGCTTCCCGGTGATATGGAAACCGTCCGCCTTTTCTTCACCGGCCTGCCATGTGCCGACAGGGTCGTTGATGTCGTGGCCGAACAGCATCGGCAGGGGGAACGCGGCCGCCTTGAATGCACCGGGCTCGATCCAGTCGCCGAGACGATCCGGCTTGCCGAATGGCCAGGCCAACCCCTTCAACTCACCTGTGTCGGTCGTGATGATTTTCGTTTCAATGAACAGCTTATCCATCGTCACGCCTCCAGGTGCTTGCTGCGATCGGCCGCGAAGGCGTCGACCTGTTCTTCAACCCAGAGGACCGACAGGAGGCGGAGCACGTTGGCAGTGGAGAAAGGGACCGGCTTGCCGCCTTCCTCGACTTCCCACGCGAGCACCAGGGAGGCGAGAGCGGTCTTGCGGCAGGTCTCGCGATGCTCGGCGGTTACGCGGCCGTCAGGCCCGGCGAGTTCGGCGAGATCGTCCGCCATCTTGAGCCGTGCGCGGCGCGCCGTGGCGCTGTCCGGACCGGCGATCCTCAACTTGATTCCGGTCGGTTGCCAGGTCACCGGATCGAGAAGGTCCAGCCAAGCGCCGCGTTCCTGGTCGGCTGCCGAGTTGAGCACGTCGTTAAGCTGCATTCGCGGCCTCCTTAGCGGGCGGTGTGGAAGTGTCGCCGGGCTGGTTCGAACCGGTGTGCGGGTTGGCGAACTCGTCACCGCCGTCATAGGGGGCCAGGCCCTCCCAGGCGCGCGCCTCGTTCGGGTTGAGCACGCGGGCGGAGATGAGCGACGAATAGGCAGTGGCGCGCGCGCCGAGATCGGCCCGGGTCAGGTCGTCGCGACCGAATTCGATCCGCAGATTTCCGCGCTCCTCGTCGGTCAGCAGCGCCCGGTTAAGCGCCGCCTCGAGTACCTTCAGCCAGGGTTCGAGACAGTAGGTCAGGAACTCCAGGCCCATCTGCTCGCCGTTCGACCAGGTGACGCGCTCCAGTTCGAAGAGCATCGATGGCGGCACGCGGAATGCCCGGGCGATTTCGAGGATCTGGAAGGTGCGGTTTTCGAGGAACTGGGCGTCCGTCGAATCCATCGCAAGCGATTTGAACTTCGCACCGTCCCACAGGATGGCGGTCTTGCCGGCGTTGTCCGCGCCCTCGTGAGCGGCTTTCCATCCGGCCTTCATCTTCTTCAGACCCTCGTCGCCGAGGCTCTTTTCCATCTCGATCACGCCGCCGGGTTTCGCGCCGTTCTCGAAGAGCTTCTTGGCGTGACGCTCCATCGATTTGGCGGTGGCGATCGCATCGGACGCCAGCGAGACGGCCGACCGATCGAACGGGCCGCGAACATGGATGATGTCCGCCGCATCCACGTCGCGATTGTTGATCTTGTAGCTCGGCTCCCGCCGACCATCGCCCGAGAAGGTCACGGTCACATGGGCGGTGTCATAAACCGTGATTTCGCGGATCTCGCCGACGACGCGATTGACGTAGGCGATGCCACCCTTGTCGTGCGTGAGAGCCTGGGCGACCAGGTCGCGCACCAGCTCGAAACCGGAGGTGTAGCTGTTGACGGAACCCCGCAGCAGCTTGCCGATCGGGTGATCCTTCACCTCGGAAACGCCGTCCATGACGCGCGGCTCGAGGCTCGCAGCGGCTTCCGAGATCACCCGCACGGCGCTGGACACGGCCGGGACGGACAGCGCAGTCAGCATCCCGACCGAGGTTCCGGTCAGGCTCATGCCGGTCAGCAGCGCGAATTCCTCGTCGGTTGGCGAGGTGAGCGACTTGGCTTCGGACCGGAACTTGCGGAGAAAATTCAACATGGGCGCGATTGTCCGCGCCGCCGGTCAGTTTAGGAATTGCCCAACTTAGGACAACTACGCCCATTTGCGGACATAGGATTTTCCCCAATTTCGGGCCGCTAACCGGTCAAAAGCAGCCCTCAATCGCCTTAGCAAGTTGAATTTATTACCTAATTAGAAAAAATCTCGCGCGATGCTCCCCCCGCCGGTCCCCGAGCGGGTGCGAAAGTCGGAGACCACCCCCGGTAGGCGATTCGGTTTTCAGTCCGGCGGCCTGGTCAAGCCGGACATCAAGCCTGGGCCTGCCATGCGATCTCGCGGCGTGATGTGGAATGCGGTTGTCAGCGCATCCACCAGCCTATCGGCAAGGGCTGCGGCGGCAGGATCGGTCTCCGTCCAACGCTTCCCAGCAAGACCGGCGCGCGTTGCCTTCGGCGCGGTCTTGAGAGCGACGGAGATGTGAATTCTCAGTTGGTCGTTGATGTCCATGACGGCTCCTTTGTGGTGCAAGCCGTCCCCACATGCAGATCGCAAATGGTCTGCAGGATGTCAATCCGACCTTCTCTCAGCCGCCACTTCCTCGTCGTCGCCAGATGGGTTGCTCAGATCCGGCCTCATTCACCCCCTCCAAAGCCCAAGTGAGGGGCGCAGGGTCTTTGCGAAACACTGTCACCGCAGTTTCGCCACCCTCTGCGCTCTCTTCTGTCCTCATGGACTCGTAGGTATGCACTTGTTTGCACCCTGCTTTCGCGCTGTCGCTGCGCTTGGGCTTAATCCAGCGAAGCCACGCTGCATCAGCGATCCGGATGATGTTCGGGTTATTGGTGCGAGATCGAGGTGGGCGGTCATACCTGACAATGAGGTGACCGAAGGCCATGGCGTGCTTGAGGGCGTACTGGACCGTGCGGATACCAACGCGCGCACGTCTCGCAATGCGAGCGACCATCAAGGTGCATTGCCCGCGCTTCCGCACTTCCTCGGCTACAATGCTAAGTGCGGCGCGCTGACCTTCCGTGTAATGACGGCGGATGTGAGCGGGCAAGCGACCGTCACCGCCTCTCACCCTTCGCCCTGCATGCGCAAGCGCCCGGTTCTCAGCGCTGAATTGACGCCAAGCAAAACCGTACCTTCCGAAGCCAGGCAAAGCCTTCGCAAAGCTGCTAGCAGGTCGATGAACGGGAGCCGTGTAGGCATGCCCCGCACCGAACATCACTTCATCGCTGCTTGAGTATCTACCGGCCTGGACGAGTGGTGTGCGCAGAAGTGCAGGAGAGGCGACGAGATCAGCCGACAT